GTTCGTATGGTTGATACCATAATTGTTGATCTGTTACTGTGCCATTTGCCATTACTTATCTCCTATAGTAATAAATATCACTTTCCTAAAAAATTATTCAGGAAAAGCAGCTCCGGTTGGTTGTACAACAAAGTCTAACACGATAAATTCAGCAGTCCTTGTTGGTTGTATAAATATCTGTCCTATCAATTGATTTCTATCAATTGTCTCTGGTGTGTTATTCGAGTCATCCATTACTACTCTGAAAGCGTTTAGTCCACTATTAGCTTGAACTTCTTCCATATAAGGATTAACAGTATTTAAGAATTGATTTCTTAGAGTATTTGTATTTTGTTCAAATAACAAAGTTTTTGAAGAATTAGCAACAAACCTTTTAAGATTAATTAACAATCTTCTTACATTTACTCGGTCAAGAGCAGAAGCTTTCTTCTGTGTTGTTTTCTGTCCAAAGACAGTAACACCTTGACCAGGAAAGGTAGCAATCGGATTGACATTTGATTCATAAAGGTCATCTCTGTTACCTTGTGTTAATTTTCTGTATGCCTGAACAGCACTATCAATTCCACCTCTGTTTAGTCCAGCAGGAGCAAACCAAGGTTGTCCGATAGTGTCGTTAAAGTGATACACACCAGCAATTACTGTTGATGGTGGTACAAATCTATTTACACCAAGAGAGGCATCTCTTATCTGTACCCAAGGATAGTAAGTAGCAGCATAACTTGAGTTACGAGCTTCTGTATTTGTTTTAGCAGTAGCAACTGAATCAGTTTTTGATGTATTATCATAAACTAAGAAACAATCACCCCTATCCTCACAAAGTTGAATAGCATCACCTATTACTGTACTATGGTTAGTAAGTTGGTCTACAACTCCAGGTAATATTAGTAAGTTAAAATCATATTCATCTTTATTATTCAACAAACTTATAGCAGTTTTATATCCACCAGTACCTACTGTAGCGGCACTTGTTGCCATAGTCACACCCTGTGAATTGGTAGAAGTTATTGTATCATAAAATTTAAATGGATGTGATACTTCATTACTTCCAAAATCACCACCACTAAATGAACCACCATAACTTCCACTACCAACTCCTGGTAATGAAGCAGATAAACTATTATCAGTTATATTCCCATTTTCATCAAGATAATTTGGTGTAGTTTGACTAATAGTTTTTACTCTAACATACTTAGACCTATTTGGATGTTCTCCAGCAGGTTTCAAATAAGCAACACCATCTTCAGTAGCTACTTCAAATGATTGATTGCCAATTCTTCTTAAAACATAATCAGGAGATTCTGGATCTAATGACAAATTAGCATGTGTTTCAATTACTTTCTTTTTCTTTATAGTATCATTACCCTGTCTAATTAAAAGAGTAAATGTACCTTTAGCATTATTTTTATTGGATACTTCCCATCTAAAATTATCACCACGACCACCAAATTTTCCAGTACGAAAATGGTTATTACCGGCAGAACTAGTCATTTGTGTGAGTATTTGATCCGTTCCTAGTGAACTTGTACTATTAAATTGTGGACCATCACCCAAAGATTCTAGTGTTAATAACGCAGCTCCTGAAGTAGAATCACCTGTACCACCAGTAAGAGTTAATATATCAGAAAATGTAGTTCCAGAACCACTATCTACAGTTATTAAATTACCAGCAGTACCGGCTGAAGAAGCAGTTATTGATAATTTAGTAGCACCATCTTGAGCAGTTACACCAATACCAGCAGCATTAATTTGAGTAACTAAATGATCTAAATAAGTTGCAGTATTGGAACCAGTAGAATGAAAAAATACAGTTGAAGTATCAGCTGGAATTCCACCCCCAGGAGCTGCAGCTACAAATCTATATTCCGTACCACTTACGGTTATCTGTATTTCATCTTCCACGACAGTTCCAAAAGCAGCTGGTACTATAGCAACTGAACCACTAGCTTTATTTCCGGAAACTAATGTACCATAACTGGCAACATCTGCAGTAGCACGAACTGTATCATTACCAGCTACTCTTACAACAGTAAGAGGACCACCTTGTCTTAAATATTCTCTAGCAGTATGAGATGTTAAATATTGATATTTGTCACTACCACTTTCAATTAACTCACCAAATAGATTAATATATTCGGAATAAGAATTAACTACAGTTGGTGTTAATACGGGACCCTTTACAGTAGGACCAACAATAGCAGCACCGGTTGGACCTGGTGTTGAGGGTAAAAAAGATTGGTCTATTTCGTTAGTAAATACACCTGGTGATATGATTTTCTCAGCCATTTGCTGTCTCCAAAATTAGGTAAGAT